ATGTCGCAGAGCTCGGTCCTGCAGACCACGGGACGTCCGGGTGCGGGCACCTCGTCGGGTGGAACGCACAGTCGGCGCGACATCCAGGGCCTGCGCGCCGTCGCCGTCGTCGCGGTGGTCCTCGATCACGTCCTGGCCTGGCCGTCGGGCGGATTCGTCGGAGTCGACGTCTTCTTCGTCGTCTCCGGCTTCCTGATCACCGGGCTCCTCCTCCGCGAGTGGGAGCGCTCGGGGCGCATCTCGCTCCTCGGCTTCTCCGCGCGCCGCATCAAGCGGATCCTGCCGGCAGCGATCGTCGTCCTGCTCGCCACCCTCGCCGCGGCCGCGGCCCTGTACGGCTCGCGCCAGTTCGAGAGCGTCGCAGTCGACTCGCTCTTCGCCTTCCTCGTCACCGCGAACTGGCGCTTCGCCGCCATCGGGACGGACTACTTCCGGAGCGGGGACGCCGTCTCCCCGCTTCAGCACTTCTGGTCGCTGTCCGTCGAGGAGCAGTACTACCTGGTCTGGCCGGGGCTGATGCTCCTCGTCCTCTGGCTGACGGTCTCGGTCGCGCGACGCCCGGCCTCCGCCGCTCGGACCGCGGTCGGGGTGGTCATCGGCCTCCTCACGGTGGCCTCCTTCGCCTGGGCGATGACGGAGTCGACGGCGAACCCGACCGTCGCCTACTTCTCGACCCTCAGCCGGGCGTGGGAGCTCGGCGCCGGCGCGATCCTCGCTGTGCTCGCCGGCCGGCTCGCACACCTGCCTGCCGCCGTGCGCCCGGTCCTCGCCTGGACCGGGCTGGCGGGCATCGGAGTCTCCTTCGCCCTGATCGACGACGAGCTCCCGTTCCCGGCCCCGTGGGCGCTGCTGCCCGTCCTCTCCACCGTCCTCGTCCTCGCGGCCAACAGCGGGACGCGGAGCCAGGCGACTCACCTCCTGCCACTGACGAACCGGGTGTCGACCTTCCTCGGCGACATCTCGTACTCGCTCTACCTGTGGCACTTCCCCGCCGTCGTCTTCGCCGGCTCCTTCTTCCCCGCGGGGTCGCCACTCCTCGTCGCGTCCTCGCTGATCGCGGCCCTCGTCCTGTCGATCGCGTCGTACCACCTGATCGAGCAGCCCGCGCAGGCGTCGCCTCTCCTGGCCGGTGGACGACGGCGGGAACGGCGTCAGGCGTGGCACACCTGGTGGGGCGTCTTCGGACCTCGGTTGAGGATCGGCGCCGTCGCAGCCCTCGCCGTCGCGACGATCGTCCCCGTCTCGATCGCCCTCACCCCGCCGCCGCCACCGCCCGCGGGCGCCGCCCCGGGGCCGCTCACGCCGACCGCATCGGCCGCGTCCGAGAGCCCAGCGGCGCCCGTCACCGCTGCGACGGAGCTCACGGGACGGATCGAGCAGGCGCTGGCATCGACGACCTTCCCCGAGTTCGACCCGCCGATCGCCGATCTCAGCACCGAGGCGCTGTTCTCGTCCGTCACGACTCCGGACTGCCTGGACATCACCACGACGCAGCAGAGCATCGATTGCGAGAGCGGCCCCACCGACACGGGCCTGGACGTCGTCGTGCTCGGCGACTCGTTCGCCATCGCCTGGTCGCCCGGCATCAAGGCCGCGCTCGAGCCGCTCGGCTACCGCATCCACCCGCTGACCCGCGGAGAGTGCCCCGCCTCCTTCGTGAGCGTGACTCACGGCACCGGCGCCGCCTACCCGGAGTGCGACGAGATCCACGAGTGGCGGCAGGAGCGGGTGGCCGAGATCGCACCGGAGCTGACGATCCTCGCCCAGTCCCACGGGACCATCCTCCGGATGACGTCGCCGGGCTCCCCCGCTGAGCACGCCGAGGAGCTCGCCGCCGGCCTCCGCCGGACCGTCGACGGCATCTCCTCGAGCAGCGACAGGATGATCGTGCTGTCCTCTCCTCCCGAGGGGAAGCAGATGCGCGAGTGCGCGACGGCCTTCGCCTCACCGGCGGACTGCGTGACCTCGCCGTCGCGCGAATTCGCCACCACGATCGCCGCGGAGAAGCGGGCCCTCGAGGGCAGTCCCGCCGAGCACGTCGATACTCTCGGCTGGTTCTGCGCACACCAGCGCTGTCCCGGCTTCGTCGGCACCACGCCGGTCCACGCCGACTCCAGCCACCTCACGATCCAGTACTCGACGATGCTCGCCGACGTCATCGCGGAGGCCGTGACGAGTGCTCCGACACCGTGAGGCGTCTCCTCCGCAGCGGCCCCACGAACGACGGAGGACGTCTCCGCCGCAGTGGGGAACGAGAGACGGACGTAGGGCGTACGGGACTTGAACCCGTGACCGACGGATTATGAGCGCTCTATCTGCGATATCGGCTCATTCCGGCCTATCCCGCGTCGTACAGTCTCGTGCAGCTAATGGCTGATCAGCCAGTCTTTCCGGCGCGATTGTCTACCGCGCGGTACAGTCCGGTCCCGGCTCGTTTCGGAGCCTTCTGCTCCACGGATGCTCCACGCTTCGCCTTCTTCGACGGGTCCGGCAGCGCGGCAAGGACCAGCTCGCGCGGCGTCTCGGCGAGGTGTGCGTATCGGCGCGTGGTGAGCGGCGACACGTGTCCGAGGAGGCGGCCGACCTCCTCGAGGGGAACCCCGTCCTGGATCAGCCATGAGGCGTAGGTGTGCCGGAGGTCGTGGATTGTGAGCGCGCGGATCCCGGCCGCGGCGACCGCGGGGACCCAGGTGCGCCGGCGCCAGTTCGAGTAGTCGATCGCCTGCCCCTCGGCCGAGAGGAAGACGTGCCCGTCGGCACGCCCCTTCACGAGGGGCTTGAGCTTCTTCGCCACCCACTTCGGCAGCGGCACCGTCCGCCGGCGCCGGCTCTTCGGGTACGCCTTCATCACGCCGTTGACGTTGTCCCACACCTCAGCGACGCGGACGATGCCGCGCTCGAGGTCGACGCGCTCGACGCGCAGGCCCACGGCCTCGCCCCAGCGGAGCCCAGTCCCGATGAGGAGCGAGACGAGGGCCTCGTCGACGGAGTCGTCGTCGAGCTCGGCGAGGAGCTTCTGCGCCTCCTTCTGAGTGAGGAACCGCTCCTTCGTCGTGTCGCCGACCTTCACCCCGATCCGGGACGCCGGGTTGGTCGGGATGATCTCGGCGTCGACAGCGGCCGCGAGCGACGCCGACAGCAGATGGACGCACCGCTGCACCGTGGACTGAGCGAGCCCGTCCGCTGCGAGCTCGGCGGCCCACGCCTTCACGTCGTGCCGGGTGATCTCGATGAGCGGGACGGAGCGCCAGCGGGGCGCGAGCCGCGAGTCGCGGCGGGAGGCGTCCTTCTTCAGGGTCGACGCCTCGACTCCGCGCGTGGGCCACCACTCGTCGCACCAGTCGCCCCAGGTCCGAAGGCCGGCGCGGGGGTCGCGCCAGCCGAGGGACCGCGCCTTCGCCTCGGCGGCTGCGGCCGCGTTCATCGCGGCGCTCTTGTGGGCGAAGGTCCCGGCCGACCGGCTCGCGCCGCTCGCCAGCCTGTAGGAGCCGCGCCAGCGCCCCGAGGGGAGCTGCTCCGTCCACGCCATCAGGCGGTCCGTCGAAGAGGTGCGGCTGGGTCCGTCGGGAGTCGTCTAGGCATGGCGGTGGAGTCTCTCGCTGATCTTGGGGATCCACCAGTCGCGCCAGATGCGGATGATGTGCTCGCTGAGCCCGAGCGCTTCGCCGATCGCGGCCGGATGGTGGTGGAGGAGTTCGGCCTTGGCGTAGAGGTCGGGGTCGACGAGCAGGAGCGCGGCTCGGCGATCGGCGGCGTCCTCGTTGCCTTCGGTGCAGGTGTGCCCGTGGTAGGCGTGGCCGAGCTCGTGCGCGAGCGTCTCGCGGATCTCGTCCGGCGTCAGGCTGAGGTTGATGTAGGCGGTGCGGCGTTCGTGGCTGTAGAAGCCGAGCAGATCGCGATCTAGGTGGGCCAGGTGCACTCGCACGTTGAGTCGAGCGGCCTCATCCATCAATGCCCTCACGAGCCCCCCCCTACTCCGCGGAAGGCGCCTCGTCGGCCTTCCGCTTGCCACGTCGGGCGGCCATCGGCAGCTCGAGCGATTCCTGCACCTCGTCGGCGGACGCGATGTCGAGGCCGTCAGTATGTGCGCCGCTCCCGACATTCGTCGGTCTGAGCTCGACCACGGGGCGCTCGCCCGTGCTCTTGATGCCGTCGGCGAGGACTCGGATGGCGCGGTCGACGACGGGGCCGCGGTTGGTCTCGGGGATCGCCTCGATGAGCGTGCCCATCATCGTGAGCCAGAGGTCGGTCTGGCGGTCGAAGCGCGGCGCGGCGTACTCGAAGCCGAGCGCGTCGAGGATCCGGCGCAGCACGTCCTCCTGGGGCACGACGGACCCTCGCTCGATGTTCGAGATCGTCTGCCGTGAGGCGCGTGAGTACTCGGCGAGCTCGGCCTGACTCATGCCGGCCGATTGCCGCAGCGACTTGATGCGGCGGGCGTACTCCTCGCGCTCGGAGTTAGACATGCTCGCCGACTCGTTTTTTGACATGGCCAGATCCTATTACCCTCGTCATTCCGGGTGCAACACCCCCGAGAAGTTGACATGGCGACCAAGACCCGGCCTGTGTATTCGACATCTGAGGTTGCACTCATGTCAAAGAGTGCCTAGGGTCTTTGACATGACCCGCCAAGCACCCGCAAGCATCGGACAGTCGCTCCGAACGATGCGCATGCTCGCCGGCCTGACTCTCGAAGATGTGGCGCGAGAAGCCGACACCGCTGTCGCCTACCTCTCCAAGATCGAGACCGACAAGCTCATCCCCTCGAAGACCTACGTCGGCACCGTGACGGCGGTGCTCTCCCGCGCGCTCTCCCCGGCGCCGCCGCCCCCTCCCCCCGCCCCGGACCCCGACGACGGCATCCGGCTCGCCCACCTCGACGACCCCGTCGAGATCCGATCCCTAGAGGCCGTCTGATGGCCGCGACCTACCTCACCGTCGAAGAGACCGCCGCCATCGCCCGCAAGCACCCCGAGACCGTCCGCGAGCTGCTCCGGTCGAAGGAGCTCCACGGCCAGCAGCGCAAGGTCCGCGGCCCCTGGACAGTCAAGGAGCCGTGCCTCGAGGCCTACCTCGACGGCGAGAAGTGCGAGCACCAGCGGAACGTGACCCCGATCCGCACCCGCCGCTCCGCCTGACCCGGCGCTCGCCCCCGCCTCACCTCTCCCCCACCTCGTCGCGCCCACCTGGGCGCTATTCGTCGCGCCTCGGCGCGGGAAGGACAGCTCATGTTCGAGCTCTACCAGGTCGTCTCAGGCGTCGTCGCCGTCGCGCTCCTCGTCTTCGGTCGCGGGGGCTCGCGATGAGCGCCGCCTCGCGGGCCGCGCTGCTGCGCCTGACGATCGTCGCCGCGCTCGTCCTCGCCGCTGCCGCTGCGCTGGTCGGCAAGATCGCGATGTCGCGGTGGGCTTTCGACGGACTGAGCTTCCTCGCCGCCGCGCTCGTCGTCGCGGCGTTCGCGGTCGCGCTCGCCCCGAGGAGGGTCCGCTCGTGACCGCGCCAAAGAACGAGCGGCCGCCGGCGCCCACGCCGCGCGAGATGATCGAGCTCGAGGCGTCCTTCCCGGATCGGTCGAAGCGCCTGAACGTCGACGGCCGGCTCCTGACGCACAGCGACGTCGTCCGCGAGCGGTGGGGCCTCTCGGAGACCCGCTACTGGGAGCGGCTGTTCCACGCGCTCGGCTACCAGATGCAGGCGTGCCTCGACGTGAACCCCGAGGTCACCTACCGCCTCCTCGGCGTCGCCGCTCGCCGCAAGAAGTCGCGCGCCGATCGCTCGATGGCGGGGCTCGCATGAGCGCCGCGTCGACGTGCCCGCCGGAGCACCAGCACGGGGTCACCTGCTACCGCCAGCACGGCTGCCGCTGCCGCGACTGCCGCGTCGTGCTCGCCGACTACGCGCGCACCCGCTACCGCCTCAAGGCGCAGGGCCGCTTCGTCGAGCGCTACGTCCCCGCCGCGCCCGTCCGCGAGCACGTCCTCGCCCTCAAGGCGCAGGGAGTCGGCTGGTCCCAGACCGCGACGCTCGCCGGCGTCAAGAAGAGCACGGTCGCCCGCCTCCTCCACGGCCGCACCGGCGCCGACGGCGACCCGCGCCGCGGCGAGATGCTGCAGCGCATCTCCCGCGACACCGCGGACCGCATCCTCGCCGTCCGCGCGGACCTGACAACGATGTCGAAGAACGCGAAGATCCCCGCCCGCGGCGCTCGCCGTCGCATGCAGGCGCTGATGGCGCGCGGCTGGTCTCGGCAAAAGATCGCGCGGCAGATGGGCATGCTGCCCGAGAACTTCCATCGGCTCATGCTCGAGGACACCGTGACCGTGCGGGTGCACCTGACGCTCGCGGAGACGTACGAGCGCATCTGGAACGTCGCCCCGCCAACGTCGACGCAGCCGGACCGGCAGTCGGTGTCCCGCGCGATGAACGAGGCTCGCCGTGGCGGCTGGCCGGCACCGCTCGCCTGGGACGACATCGACGAGGACGAGACGCCGGCGGTTGCCGATGAGGACGTCGACGTCGACGAGGTCGCGGTGCAGCTCGCGGTCGCTGGCGAGCCGGTCAGCCTCACCCCGGCCGAGCGCCGCGCCGCCGTGCGCGAGATGAACGACGCGGGCCGCGCGGACAGCGCGATCGCCGCCGCGCTGGCCTGCAACATCCGCACCGTCGAGCGCATCCGCGAGGAGCTCGACCTTCCGGCCGTCGTCGGCTTCGACAGAGAACGGATCGTCGCATGAGCGCACGCACCATCGACCTCTGCGCCGGCCCCGGCGGCTGGGACGAGGGCGCCCGCCAGGCTGGCCTCGACCTCGACATCGAGGGCGTCGAGCTCGCGGCCAACGCGGTCGCGACCGCCCGCGCCGCGGGCTTCCACCGCATCCACGAGGACATGCGAGCGACATCGCTCGAGGACTACGCCGACGCGACCGGCCTCATCGCGTCCACGCCGTGTCCCACTTTCTCAGCAGCCGGTCGAGGGACGGGCCGCGGCGACGACTACCAGCGCGTCCTCGACTCCTGGACGTCGATCGGCTGGGGCATCGATCCGCAGGAAGCCGTCGACGACGTCTTCGCGACCGTCGAGGACCCGCGCACTGCGCTCCTCGCCCTCGCCGGCTTGTGGGCGCTCAGCCTTCCCTCGCTCGAGTGGATCGCGATGGAACAGGTCCCCGCGGTCGAGTTCGCGTGGGAGGACCTCGGCGCCGAGCTCTACTCCGTCGGCTGGGAGTCCGTCGACGTGCAAACCATCGACGCGATGGACCTCGGCGTCCCCTCGCGTCGCCGCCGCACCTTCCTCGTCGCCTCCCACTACCGGCCGATCGCCGTCGGCCTCCGCCGCGACGAGCACGCGAGCATGGCCGACGCGCTCGGCTGGCCGGCTGGCCACACGATGAACACCCGCGGCGTCCGCCGCACGTCCGGCGGCAACGACTTTTCGGCCGACGGCCCGTCGTGGTGCCTCACCGGCCGCTCCCGCACCTGGGCCCGCGACGACGGCTTGCGTCTCACTGCGGCCGAGGCTGGCCTACTCAACGGCTTCCCGCTCGACTACCCGTGGACCGGCTCGCGCACCTCCCAGTTCCAGCAGGCCGGCGACGTCGTCTCCCCGCCCGTCGCCGCGCACCTCCTCACCGAGGTCGCCGCTGCGCACGCGCTCCGACCGGCGCTCGCCGAGGCAGCGGCATGAGCCCGGCGTACCCGAAGCCGGAGCCGCGCAAGCGGGCCGAGCCGGAGCCGATCCCGGAGGGCGCCCGCCTCGCGGTGGAGGCGCGCTCCGCCGGAATGTGCGAGGGCTGCGGCCTGCGCCGCGCGACGGAGGTGCACCACCGGAAGTTCCGCTCCCGTGGGGGCGACAACGCGGTCGAAAACCTCCTGCACCTGTGCGGGTCCGGGAACCACTCCGGCTGCCACGGCGCCGCGCACGGCAGCCCTCCGACGCCCGAGCGCTGCTCGGCTATCGGCTGGGCCGTCCGCGCCGACGAGGACCCCCTGGCCGTGCCTGTCATCTACCGCGGCCGCCTCCGCCATCTCACGGCGGACGGCGTCGCGATCACCCCCGAGCAGTACGAGAGAGAGACCACCCGATGAAGCGCCCCGAACTGGCGATGACCTACGCGGTCTGGTGGCCCGAGCACGGCGTGCTCAAGGTCGGCCGCGCGTCCCGCATGGCCCGCATCTACTACCTGACCGACACCGGCGCGCACGTGCTCCTGCTGATGCGGGACACGCCCGCCGGCTACGAGACTCACGCGCTGCGCGAGATGCGCGCCACCTTCGCGCGCGCCTTCGCGACGCCCGAGGCGAGCGAGCACCTGCTCCCCCGCGGCCGCGGCTTCACCGAGTGCTTCCGCGTCGACCGAGAGGCGCTCGCCGAGGCACTGGACACGATCTTCCGAGGGATGGCAAAGCATGTCGACGACGAGCCGGCAGAGGACGTTGAAGGCGGAGATCGTCTTCGACGAGCTGATCGAGGAGCTGCCGCCGGCGGTGCGCCTGTTCGCGCTGCTGCTGCACTGGCAGGCGGACGACGAGGGGCGGGCGTCGTCGAAGGCGTCGAAGCTGAAGGCGGACCTGTACCTCGAGGACGCGACGACGTCGGAGTCGGACATCGAGTCGATGCTGCTGCAGCTGGCGGAGATCGAGTACCTGTACCTGTACTCGGCGATGGGGCGGGAGTACCTGCTCCTGCGCGAGGTGTCGACGATTCAGCGCGCGACGCCCAGCCGACTCCCAGGTCCTCCGGAGGACCTCGCGAGTGCCTCGCGAGCCGCTCGCGAGCGGCTCATGGCAGAGGGGGGTGGGGGCGCGCGGGGGGCGCAGGGCGAGCCGGGCGGGGTGCCGCTCTTGGATCTCCCGTCTCCGTTCTGCGTCGTGCATCAGCCTGCGGGTCCTGGCCGGGGGGTCAACTGTCGGGACTGCGGGGATGCGCGCCAGTACCACCAGCAGCTCGCCAGGGAACGTCGCTCAGCAGCAGCTACCGCCGGACCCCGCTTCGAGCCGGAGGACTGAGCGCATGAGCGTCATCCTGCAGATCGAGATCTCGGACCTCGAGTACCGCGCCCTGTCTTCGATCGCCATCCGCCAGCAGGTGAACGCGCACGTCCTCATCGAGCAGCAGGTCAGCCAGGCCCTCGCGCCGGTCCTGACCGCCTACGCCGCCGAGACCCCGCCGCCCGCTCCTGAGGCGCCCACGGTCGACGAGGACGGCTGGGAGGCGCCCCTCGGACTCGAGCCGCTGCCTCCGTCGTCGGAGGGCAGCTCGGCCTTCGCTGTCGCCCGCCGCCGAGAGCGCGTCCGCGTCCTCTTCGCCGCCGGCTTCGAGGACCCCGACATCGCCCGCTCCGCTGGCATGCCGATCTCCTCCGTCCGCGTCACCCGCTCCCGCCTCGGCCTCATCCGCCGCCCCGCCACGACGAAGGCCCGCATGCACACCCCCGAGCCGCCCACCGACGCCCTCCCGGCGCTCGCCGTGGCGGACCGGATCCAGACCGAAACCGAGAGAGAGGCCTCCTGATGGCAGGCGAAACGATCATCACCGTCGTCGGCAATCTGACCGCCGACCCCGAGCTGCGCTACACGCAGGGCGGCCTCGCCGTGGCGAACTTCACGATCGCCTCGACGCCGCGCACCTTCGACCGGCAGGCGAACGACTGGAAGGACGGCGACGCCCTCTTCCTCCGCGCGTCCGTCTGGCGTGAGTTCGCCGAGAACGTCGCCGGGACGCTGACGAAGGGCATGCGCGTCATCGCGACGGGTCGCCTCAAGCAGCGCTCCTACGAGACGAAGGAGGGCGAGAAGCGCACGTCGATCGAGCTCGAGATCGACGAGATCGGCCCCTCGCTCCGCTACGCGACGGCGCAGGTCACCCGGGCGGCCGGCGGCAAGGCGGCGAGCCGGCCGGTGTCGGGCGCTCAGCCGGGCCCGGACGGCGGCTCGCAGGAGCAGTGGGCGTCGAGCGCGCCGGCCGCCGATGCCGCCTGGACGACTCCGGGCTCCTACAACGACGAAACCCCGTTCTAGCGGCTCGCCACCCCAGTACCCCATACCAGCGATATCAGACAGGACGAGATGATGACCGAACCGATGCAGACGGTGCTCGACGAGATCGCCGCCGAGCGCGCCCGGCAGCACCGGAAGTGGCGCGAGCAAAACCACCCCGACGGCACTGGCCCGGACACGCGGCCGCTCCACGGCGTCTACCACGACTCCCGCGCGAAGCACCTCGCGGACCTGTTCAGCGCGATCACGGACGCGGCCGCCCTCGTCGGCGCCGTGACCTGGCGGGACATCTTCCTCGAGGAGGTCTTCGAGGCGGTCGCTGAGGAGGACCCGGCGCGGCTGCGCGTCGAGCTGATCCAGGCGGCCGCGGTCGCGACGCAGTGGGCGGAGGCGATCGACCGCCGCCTGATGGATGACGTGCACGCCTCCCGCTCGTCGCGGTACGAGGAGCGCGCGGCCGCGCTCGAGGGCGAGGTCGTCGCGTGAGCTGCTCGTGGTGCGACCGGGAGGCGACGGGCCGCGCCCTGGATCTCGAGTCGGGGAGTAACGAGCTGTCGTGCGGCGCGGTCGGGCACGGCATCAACCACAGTCCGGCGGGGAGCTGATGACGAAGCAGCAGGAAATCGATGCGGCGCTCGCCGAGGGCGTCGTGGTGCTGACGTGCGTGCGTGGGTGTGTCCGTCGGGGCACGGAGCTCGACGAGGTCCCGGAGCCGATGGGAGCGCTGCATGGCGCGTTCTGCGATCGGTGCTTCTACCGGACCCGCTCGGCCCTGCGCCTCGCGCCGACGCTCGCGGCGCACGTGGCGTCCCTGGTGGGCACGAAGCTCGTCGGGGAGTCGGCCGGCGCGGTCGCGAAGGATGCGCCGCTCCCGATGAACGCTCAGGCCTTCGATGACCTGAACGAGCTCTACGCGATCCTCGTGCAGTTCTCGGGCCTGTTCGCGGCTCGGCTGCGGGAGTCGCGGCCGCTGGCGGCGCTGCAGGCGTGGCGGAACGCGACGGGCCGGGTGATCGGCTTCCCGGGCGGCGTCTCGCCGTGGCTGGCGGAGCGGGAGACGCGGGTGCAGTCGGAGTGGCTGGACCGGCACCTGGACGCGATCTTCGCGGAGACGGCGGTGTCGGACCACTACCTCGACGTCGTGCGCTGGTTCGTGGAGGAGGCGGAGTACACGCGGACGCTCGAGCGGCGCTGGTTCCAGACGATGAAGCCGCGCTGGTCGCGGATGCCGCACTCGGATCGGGTGACGTGCTGCTGGTCGCCGGAGCGAGGGACGTTCACGGTCGCGGTGTTCCCGCCGACGGAGCAGACGTCGCACATGGTCATCCGCTGCGTGGTCTGCGAGCACGTGTGGTCGGAGGACGAGTACGAGGCGGAGCTGCTGCTCTTCGACCGGGAGCAGCGCGCGTTGACGGCGGGGAGCCGACTGACGGCTCACCTGATGAGGAAGTACACCGAGAGGAGCCTGTGATGAGCACGAGGAAGCGGACGGCGGCGGAGTGGCCGCGGATGAAGGTGCGGGGCGCGCGGCGCCGGCGGGAGCTCGCGGAGGCGCAGCGGATCTTCACGATCGGTGAGCGGTTCGGCCGTCTCGGCGAGGTGGTGACGGACGTGATCGGCCTCTTCGGGCGGGTGAGCGCCGCGTGGGGCGCTCTGCTCGCGGGCGCCTTCGGGCAGGCCGCCGAGGAGGTCTGCTCGGAGGAGGAGCGCGCGACCCGCGACCTCGGCGAGCAGCTCGGCCTCTCGGAGGGCCTCGTAGCCGACGTCGTCGCGCAGACCCACACCCACACCCTGTGCACGCCGACGGACTGGGCAATCGCCCGCGCGAACCTCTCGGCGCTCGCCACGATGACGGCGGTGCGGCCGTGATGCGCGGACTGCTCGCCCTCGCCCTGACGGCGCTCGCCGTGGTCGCCGTGCACATCTCTCGTGGGGATCCGGGCGCTGAGGGTTGGGTGTCGGTCGATGAGGCGAACGAGGCGCTGCGTGACGCGAGGAGGACCCGATGAGCGCGGACGTGCACGACTGGACCGTCGAGGTCGCCCTCGCCGTGCCGGAGCCGCTCGAGCCGGCGGCGGAGCGCGCGGACCGCGGCTCGATGGTCGGGGCGCCGGCGGTCGACCTGATCGCGTACGGCCGGATCCTGGCGGCGGAGCACCCGTACGGCTCGCAGGAGCGGGAGCTGCTGACTGCGCTGGCGGAGGCTCTCGCGGCTCGGCAGCCGGTGGAGATCCTCGCGCAGATGGGTCGGCTGCAGGCGAAGGAGCGGACGGCGCGGGAGCGGATCGAGGTGCTCGAGCGGGGACGTCTGGTGTCGACGGCCGCCCACCTGCGCACGCTTCCGCCCGGCACGGTCCTCCGCGCCGACGCCGACGACTTGGAGGTCTGGCACTGCCTCGCCGAGGGATGGACGCGCGCCGGCCGCCAGGGGTGCTTCCCGAACGCGCTGGTGCCCCTGCCCGCCCACATCATCTACGAACCCCCGGCGCTCGCTGAGGTCGACCATGGCTGAGGCATCCGTCGTGCCGAGCAGCTCGACGCGGATCTGCTCGTGGTGCTCGGGCCCGATCCCAGCGGCGGCGCGCCGTGATGCGGTGTGCTGCTCGGTCCGCTGCAGGCAGGCGAGGCACCGCTTCGCCCGCGGGGTCGGCGATCCTGTCGCGTCGCGCCGCGGCGAGAAGCTGCGCCTGGCCTACGCCGATCCGCCGTATCCGGGCCTGTCGAAGCGCTACTACGGCGAGCACCCGGATTTCGGCGGGGAAGTCGACCATCCCGCGCTGATCGCCTCGCTGGCCGCTTTCGACGGGTGGGCGCTGTCGACGTCGGCCCGCGCGCTGCCCGAGGTGCTCGCGTCGTGCCCTCCAGGAGTACGCGTCGCGGCCTGGCATCGTGGCGACCGGCACGGTCGCTCGCGGGGGCCGGCGAACGCGTGGGAGCCGGTCATCTACTTCGGTGGCCGGGACGCGTCGTTCGCGGCCGACGGCGACGCGTCTCGCGGCCGCGCATCGCGACGCGTCGCATCCGACGTCGAGCGCGACGCATCCGCCGCACCTGGTGGACGCGACGCATCCGTAGACCCGAGCAGCTCGACGACGCGTCTCGCGGATCCGCACGATGCGTTGCGCTACGCCGGCGCGACACGACGAGTCGACTCCCTCGTCTACGCCGCGAAGCCCCGCCTCACCGACCCGAACCGCGTCGTCGGCGCGAAGCCCGCCGTCTTCTGCCGCTGGATCTTCGACCTGCTCGGCGCCGAACCCCACGACGACTTCACCGACCTCTTCCCCGGCTCCGGCGGCGTCCTCCGCGCCTGGGACATCTTCTCGACCCCCACCACCGACCCACGGCGCTCGCCGGAGTACGAGCGCCCTAGCTCGCCTTCTTCTTGACTACGCCAGCCGAGAACCACGCCACCAATGTGGAGGCGAGTTGCACGTGCCCGAGGCCTTCGGGGACGGTGTGCGGCTTGCCTGAGTGCCGGTCCTGCTGAGCGAAGGCCAGGGTCTCGAGCATGCCGACCAGGACAGCTCTGTGGTCGGGATATCCATCGTCTCTGGTTGCGAGGATCAGCGTCCATCGATCGTTGTCCTTGATCGTGGACACGATCTTACTGAGACGAGGCCTCAGTTCCTTGGGCGTGACTACAGCGCCACCTGCCGCTTCCACAGCCCGAATTGCTTCGGTCATAGCTGTGCTGACATTCGGGGACAACGAGCGAATCTCATTCCATGCCACCACAAGATGATTCCCAGCGAGCCGCGACGCTGACGAGACGGACTGAGCGGCGAGCTCTTCGACCCCTTCCGGAAGACGCCGAGCGACCCGGAACTCGCGACCCTGCCGAGTGACGGTGACGCTCGATGCGCCGAGTTCGAGGTGCGTGTCGATCTGCCTGATGCGGCTCTCTGCGGCGGAGATTCCGGGACGAATTTGACCAGCAAGGAGATCGATCACACGCATCGTGAACTTGTCGCCGTTGCTGAGGATCTGGCTGACGAAGTAGTCCGTGTTGACGGCGCCCGGCGCGAAACCGAAGTCATGCTGTAGGGCTGCCTGCACGAAGGTGATCGTGTTAACCGAAGTCATGCCGTAGTGGCCGAGCAGTTCCACGCGGAGCCACTCCCCAACCCCTGCCCTTACGGGATCCGGAATCATCTCCCGGACCGTCATCCGCTCGGCCTGCTCGTCATCGTCCGCATCCCAGGGGCGCCACACACTCATCCGCTGATCTTATTGACGCGGCTTGACTTTCGCCCGGTCTCGAAATGTGTATGATGGCCACAGGCCGACACGTGTAGGAAGCGAAAGTGTCGAGCGGAAGGCGTCTCCCCGGTCAGCGGGTCGAGGCGCCTTCGTCGTTCATCGGAGGCGCCCTTATGGCTGCTGGCATCCCCGGCCGCACGACCGCCGCGCACCGCCGCAACGTCAAGAACCTCAAGCAGGTCACCCGCGAACACAACCTGCCCTGCGCGCTCTGCGGCGAGCCGATCGACACCTACCTCGACTGGCGAGACCCGCAGGCCTTCGCATACGACCACAAGAAGTCGCGCATCGCCTATCCCGAGCTCGCCGACGATCCCGCGAACGGCCAGCCGTCGCACTCCCTCTGCAACAAGAACAAGGGCGCCGGCGACCAAAAGCCTGGTCTGGGCGATCCGGGAAGGGTCTGGTAGCTATGAGCGCCGAGCTCGTCATCACCCAGCACAAGCACGTGCAGCGCGCTGGCGCGAAGGCCATCGTCGACTACATCGCGGATGTCGCCGGGCTCAGCCTGAGCGTCCGGCCCCTCGTGCAGCTCGCGGACCAGCCGATTGAGATCGAGACGATGTCGGGCGGTCTCGCGATCATGCACGCGACCCTCGTAGTCGAGCTCGACGACGAACAGGTCGCGACCATCAAGCGCCTCGCCGAGATCGAGCCCGACCCGGAGGGGTAGGGGGCCTCGCATCGCTGGCGCGGTCGCCCGTCGACCTCCGCCGGCAGAGAATCGTCCCCCCCCCCGGGCAGGCATGTCCCCCCTGTCCCGCTGTCCCGTCCCCCATCCCACCTCGAGGAGGTGGTCACCGTGCCGCTCACACCAGAGCAGAAGCGCGAACGCGAGCGGGAGAAAAAGCGCAGGCAGCGGGCCAATTCCAAGGCCGCACCGCACGTCGCTCCCGTGACCGAGATGCGGCCATCGCGCGCACCGCGAGGGGGGACAGCAGGGGGGACATTCGAGGGGACACCGACCGTGTCCCCTGTCCCCTCCGAGGAGGAGCCAGCGGGCCCGGGCCCGAACGAGCTCTCGGCGCTCGACGCTGTCGAGGCGCTCACCATCCCGCCCGGGATGGCCTACCTCGCCGCGCTGGCCATCACGCTCGCCCGCGACCTCGACGGCGCCGGGAACGTACCGCAGCGTGCCTCGCTCGCCTCGCGCTACGTCGAGGTGATGGGCAAGCTCGCCGAGGCGTCGAAGACCAAGGAGGTCAGCAAGCTCGACAGCCTGCGCACGCAGTTCTGGAACGGAGGTTCGCAGGGTGGCAGCGCGAGCAGCGGGCGGAAGAAGGCGTGAGCAGAAGCCCCTCGTCGGGCACGAGGTGCCGCGGGTCTTCACGCCCCCGCGCCGGCCGCTAACCGAGCGCACCTCCGCGGGCTTCGCCGCCATCGCCTTCGCGGCGATGCTGACGGCGGAGCTCGCGGACACGCGCTACGCCGAGCTCGCCCCTCCGCTGCACCCCTGGGAATGCTGGTTCCTGATCCACGCGCTCGAGCTGAACCCCGACGGCTCCTACCGCTTCAAGCTGATCCTGCTGTGGGTCGCGCGGCAGAACGGCAAGACGTTCGTCGCCGCGCTGATGATTCTCTTCCGCATGTACCTCGACGGCGACGCGCAGGTGCTCGGTGTCGCGCAGAAGCTCGCCGCGGCCAAGAAGCCGTGGGAGCACGCGAAGAAGATCATCGCCGCGGTCGCCGACCTGCGCTCGGAGTTCGCGCGCGAGTCCAACACCAACGGCGAGCTCTGGTTCGAGCTCGCCGGCGGGCAGCGCTACTGGGTCGACTCCGCAGAGAACGGCGGCCGCTCGCTCACCTTCGACTTCGTCTTCGTCGACGAGATCCTCAAGCAGAAGACCTTCTCGGCCTGGTCGGCGCTCTCGAAGACGACGATGGCGCGGCGGCGGTCGCAGATCCTCGCGGCGTCCAATACCGGCTACCTCGACTCGATCGTTCAGCGCCACTTCCACAAGATCGCCATGGACGCGATCGAGGCCGGCGACACGAACACCTCGGTCGGCCTCTTCTGGTGGTCGCCGCCGAAGGGCGCCGACCCGTCCATGCCCGAGACCTGGGCCTACTCCAACCCGTCCCTCGGCTACTCGATCCACGTCGACAGCATCGCCTCGTCGTACTCCTACGACCCGGCCCCGGTCTTCACCTCCGAGGTGATGAACCTCTTCCTCGACGACTCGACCGGCGGCCCGTTCCATGAGGGCACCTGGGCGAAGCAGCGCGACCCGCTCACGACCGCGCCGGCCGACGCCCCCGTCTACCTCTGCGTCGAGGTCTCGCACGACCGCACCTGGGCGCACATCGCCTACGCGATGGAGCGCGAGGACGGCGCCGCGCAGATCGGCATCATGCGCTCCCGCCCCGGCACCGACTGGCTCGTCCCCTGGCTGTCCTCGCCCGAGCGCACGTGGCCGCTCGGCGGCGTCACCCTGCAGACCAACGGCGGGCCAGCCTCGTCGCTGCGCGTCGACCTCGAGCAGGCAGGCTTCGTCGTCGCTGACTGGAAGGGCCCGGACATCGGCATCGCGACCGGTCTCCTGCTGGACGCCGTGCACAACGGAAAGGCGTGGCACCGCGACCAGCCCGTGCTCGACGTCGCCGCCGGCACCGCAGTCGTCAAGAAGCTCGGCGACACCTACGTCGTCGACCGCGTCAACTCCCCCGGCGACGCCTCCCCGCTCTCCGGCGTCATGGGCGCGCACTGGCTGATGCGCACCGCGCCTAAGCCTCGACGCTCCGCGTACGAGGACCACGACCTGTTCATCGTCTAGGAGGCGCTCGTGCTCGCATTCCGCCGGCTGCTCTGGCGCCGCCGCGTCATCGTCAACCTCGTCGACGGGTCCGCCTTCGACGGGATCCTCTACCGCCAGACCGGCCCGCTCCTCGTGCTGCGCGACGCGACCCGCCTCGAGCGCGGCGCCGAGCCGCTGCAGCTCGACGGCGAGGCCGTCATCGAGCGCGACCGCGTGCTCTACATCCAGGCACTCTGAGGGAGGGGCACCGCATGGCCTTCGCCGTCTCCTCCGGATCCCTGGTCTCGCTGCAGAAGCCGACCGCGCAGGCGCCCTACGCGCTCAAGATCTCGGACGACTTCACCCAGGACTACGCCGAGATCTACAAGACCCAGCCGGCGGTGCGCACGGTCGTCGACTTCCTCGCCCGCAACATCGCCCAGCTGAACATCCACGCCTTCCGCCGCATCTCCGACACGGACCGCGAGCGGCTGCGCGACCACCCCCTCGCGCAGCTGCTCGGCGCGCCGAACAGCTTCACGACCCCGTACCGCCTCAAGCGCGACCTCGTCGCCGACCGCTGCATCTTCGACGCCGCCTACTGGGTGAAGAACCAGGAGGCCGGCCAGGCCGCCCTCGTGCGCATCCCGCCGCCCATGATCAAGCCCTCGGGCGAGGACTGGCTCCGGCCGACGTCCTTCGCCGTCGAGGGCGACAAGGGCAAGACCGAGATCGACGCCCGGCACGTGGTCTACTTCCGCGGCTACAACCCGACCAACGGCCGCTCCGGCCTCTCGCCCATCGAGACCCTGCGCCGGATCCTCGCCGAGGAGTACGCCGCAGGCCAGATGCGCGAGCAGGTCCTCCGCAACGGCGCGCGCGTCTCCGGCTACATCGAGCGCCCCGCCGACCCGCAGGGCAAGGAGTGGGACCCCGCGGCCCGCAACCGATTCCGGTCGGCGTGGCGCGCCCAGTACAACGGTGGATCCGCGACCGAGGCCGGCGGGACGCCCGTCCTCGAGGACGGCATGAAGTTCGTCGCTGCGGCGCACTCCGCCGTCGACCTGCAGTACGTGGAGAGCCGCAAGCTCACCCGCGAGGAGGTCGCGGCCGCCTACTTCATCCCGCCGCCCATGGTCGGAATCCTCGACCACGCGACGTTCTCGAACATCACTGAGCAGCACAAGATGCTCTACCAGGACACCCTCGGCCCGTGGCTCGCGGACATCCAGCAGGAGATCGCGCTGCAGCTGCTGCCCGAATTCCCGGACACCGACCGCGTCTACGTCGAGTTCAACATGGAGGAGAAGCTCCGCGGCTCCTTCGAGGAGCAGGCCGCGCAGCTGCAGTCCTCCGTCGGCGCGCCCTACATGACCCGCAACGAGGCACGCGCCCGGGCGAACCTGCCCAGCGTCCCCGGCGGCGACATCCTCCTCGCCCCGCTGAACATGCTCGAGGTCGGCGCGACCGACCCGGTCGCGGAGGAGGCGGCGCCCGGCGGCGAGCTCTCGAGCCCACGGCCGACGCGGAAGGCGCGCCCGCTCGAGAAGGCGCGCGCGACGTCGCAGCAGCGCGTGAAGGCGCGCAAGGTCATCGGCGACTTCTTCGCCAAGCAGGAGCAGTCGATCCGATCGGTGCTCGGCGCGAAGGCCGACGCGGACTGGTGGAACGGCGACCGCTGGGACACCGACCTCGCGGCGATCCTCTTCGCGCTCTCGTCGTCGATCACCGAGGACGTCGCGCGCAAGCAGCTCGACGCGCTCGGCGCCGACCCCGACGAGTACGACGTCGACCGCACCCTCGCGTACCTGCAGAAGGTGGCGAAGTCGAACGCCACGAGCATCAACGCGGTCACCCGCATCAAGCTCGAGGACGCCCTCGCCGAGGCGGAGGAGCCGCTCGCCGAGGTCGGCCATGTCTTCGACGTCGCCAAGGGCGCCCGCTCCGACGAGCTCGCGCAGACGATCACGACGTCGCTCGCCGGCTTCGCGACCGTCGAGGCCGCCACGCAGGTCTCCGGCGGCCGCGGCGCGACGAAGACGTGGATCACCACGTCGAGCAACCCCCGGTCCACGCACGCCTCGATGAACGGCGAGACCGTCGCCATCGACGCGGCATTCAGCAACGGCGCCAACTGGCCCGGCGACTCCTCTGCGCTCGACGTCGACGACGTCGCCGGCTGCATGTGCGACGTCGTCATCGACTTCGAGTAGGAGGCAGAGATGCTCACCAAGAACAGCACCGTCCAGGTGAAGGCCGTCGGCCCCGACGACGAGCTCGGCGAGGGCGTCTTCGAGGCGATCGTCTCCGTCTTCGGGAACGTCGACAGCTACGGCGACCGCGTCCTCAAGGGCGCCTTCGCCGACACCCTCGCCGAGTGGGAGGCGTCGGGCAACCCGATCCCCGTCTACTGGTCGCACCGGATGGACGACCCCGACTACAACATCGGGCACGTCCTCGAGGCGAAGGAGACCGACGAGGGCCTGTGGGTGAAGGCCCAGCTCGACCTCGAGGGCCCGAAGGCGATGCAGGTGTACCGCCTGCTCAAGGGCCGCCGCGTCGCGCAGTTCTCCTTCGCGTACGACGTGCTCGACTACGCGATCGTCAAGAGCGAGGACGAGCCCGACTCCGTCTGGGAGCTGCGCAAGCTCAAGCTCTACGAGGTCGGGCCGACGCCGATCGGCGCGAACCAGGAGACCGAACTTCTCGCAGTCAAGGCCGGCGGCCGCTCCGCCGCACGCCTGGCTGCCGAGGTCAAGGCCGGCCGAGTCATCTCGGCCAAGAACGAGGGCGAGCTGCGCACCGCGTACGACTCGATCGGCCGCGTGCTGTCCGCCCTCGAAACCGAAGACGAAGGCAAGGCCAGCGGCAGTCACGAGGTGAAGGACGACGAACCGGCGACGGTGAAGTCCGACGAACCGACCGGCGAGCCGTCCGCTCTGACCCGTCTGCAGATCGAGCTCGCAACCTGCGAGCTCGCAACTCTCTAACGAAGGGAGGTCCCCCGTGGACCCCAAGGAGAAGATGCGGGTCGAGCTCAAGGCCGCCCGCGACATCGCGGCCAAGGCCGAGGCCGAGAACCGCGACCTGACCCACGAGGAGGTCGCCGCAGCGTCGACCCACCTCAAGTCCTACGAGGCGGCCAAGGCCGACTTCGAGAAGGGCCAGTCCAGCGCCGAGGTCAAGGCCGCGCTCGCTGCGATCGGCATCGACCTCGGACTCGAGCAGACCCCGGAGCGCAAGAACGCCCCCGGCGACTTCATCGCGCCCACCCGCGGCAAGTCGATCGGCCAGCTCTTCACGGAGTCCGTCGAGTACGACGCGATGATGAAGTCGTTCCCCGACGGCCGCATCAGCTCGAAGGCTCGCGTGCAGTCGCAGCCCCTCGGCCTCAAGGCGCTGCTCACCGGCACCTCGAGCACCTCCGGCGGCGCGTTCGTGACCAACGACCGCCAGAGCGACTTCGAGCTCCTCGGCCGCCGGCCGCTCGCGCTGCGCGACCTGATCTCGGTCCGGCAGACGACCTCCGACACCGTCGAGTACGTCCGCCAGACCGCGCAGCTCAACTCCGCGGACGTCGTCGCCGAGGCCACCAGCTCGGCCGCCCCGACGGCGCCCGGCGCCGCGGGACCGCTCGTGCTCGCCGCGGGCGGCGGCTACAAGCCCGAGGGCTCGATGGCCTTCGAGCAGGTGACCGAGACGGTCAAGACGATCGCCGAGTGGGTGCCCGCCACCAAGCGCGGCCTCGCCGACGCCGGGCAGCTGCGCGGCCTCATCGACCAGGAGCTCCGTGACGACCTCGCGGAGACCGAGGAAGACGAGATCGTCAACGGCTCCGGCACGGGCGAGCACCTGCGCGGGATCCTGAGCACCTCGGGCATCCAGGCGCAGGGCTACTCCTCGACCGTCGCGGGTCTTGACCCGCTGCTCGAGACGACCCTGCTCGCGCAGACCAAGGTCAAGACCGTGGGCCGCTCGCGGCCGACCGGGTACCTGATGAACCCGACGGACTGGGAGAAGATCCAGCTCGCCCGGCTCGCGAAGAACCCACAGAACGAGGCGACCGCCGGCGCGATCCCGACCCTGCACGGCCTGCCCGTCGTCGAGTCGGAGGCCGTCGCCTCCGGAGTCGCCCTCGTCGGCGACTTCCGCAAGGCGGTCCTCTGGGACCGCGAGCAGGCGTCGATCACCGCGACCGACTCCCACGCGGACTTCTTCATCCGCAACCTCGTCGCCATCCTCGGCGAGGAGCGCGTCGCGTTCGGTGTCCTGCGCCCCAAGGCGTTCGTCACCATCGACCTGACCGCGTAACCCGAGAGGGGACCACCGTGGCACAGTGCCGCATCTGCGGAGCACCGCACGCGGCATGCGGAGCACCGTCCACGGTGGTCCCCGTCGACCACCGCGCCGTACGGAGAGAGGGCGACAGCATGACGCTCAAGCGCTACGAGACCACCATCAACGGCCACAAGACGACCCTCCTGCTCTCGCCCGAAGAGGCGAAGCGGCAGGGCCTCACCGAGACCGTCAAGCCGGCCGGCAAGGCCGCACCCACCAACAAGGCGGCTCGCGCCGCCCGCACGAAGTAGGGAGGCGGCGGGGATGGCAGACCAGACCGAGCCCGAGCCCGTCCACGGCTTCGCCACGGCGCAGCAGATGGAGGACCGCTCGCAGGGCTACATCCCCGCCGACCACCCCCACCTCCCGCTCGCGCTGCAGGCCGCAGCGCAGGCGATCACCGACCACTGCCACTGGCACATCGCCCCGTCGCGGACGAGCGTCTACCGGCCGCGCCGCTCCGAGTACGTCGGCGGCACCCTCTACCTCCCGACGACGCACCTCACCGGCGTCGTCGCCCTCACCTCCGCCGGCCGCGAGCTCGACGTCACCGCGCTCACCTGGTACGACGACGGCGCGATCGAAGCGCCCGGACTCGCCTGGCCCGTCGTCGTCACCATCACCCACGGGCACGCGCTCGCCGCGGTCCCTCTCGTCGTCGACCTCGCGCTGCAGATCGCTGCCCGCGCGCTCGGCGCACCCCTCGGCCAGGTCCGCGAGCAGTCGCTCGCCGGTCAGATCCAGTGGACGCAGACCGCGGCCGGCGTCGCCGGCGGCACCGTGCTCATGCCCCACGAGGCCGCCGCGCTGTCCTCCTACGTCCCGGGGTCTCTCCCGTGACCGCATCCTTCGCCCGCATGGTCCTCGTCCGGAAGCGGTACCCGCAGGTCGACGACATGGGCACGAGCGTCCGCGACTACGCCGCGACCCCCGACAGCAAGCCGATCCGGCGCTGCTGGGTCGAGCCGCTCGCCTCGACCGAGGTCACGGACGACCGCATCGCCGTCGCGACCGGCTACTCGGTCGCCGCGCCTCACGGCTCCGACGTCACCGCCGAGGACATCGTCGAGTTCGACGGCCTCGACTACCAGGTCGAGGGCGAGCCGACGAAGGCCCCGTCGCCGACCGGGTCGCTGCTCGTGTCCGACGTCCTCTTCACGATCCGGAGGTGGCGACATGGCGAGTAGTCGCGGCGGCCGCCGGCTCGAGTTCAACTCGCGCGGCATGGCGAAGATCCTCCGCTCCGACGAGGTCGCCGACTGGGTCGACGCCGCCGGCGCCCGCGCCGCCGAGGATCTCGGCGAGGGCTTCGAGGCGCGCCGCCTCTACGGCCGCGACCGCGTCTCCACCATCGTCCGCCCCGTCTCCCCCGAGGCGTTCGACGCGGTCCGCGAGGACTCAACCCTCCTGCCCGCCGCGCTCGGGGCGGTGCGCCGTGGCTGAGATGCTCGCCGAGCCCGACCTCGCCGGCCGCCTGATCGTCTGGCTGCCCGAGGGGCTCGAGCAGAACGACGCGAAGGCGACCGTGTCCGGCCGCGTCGAGGACGCCCCGCACGTGCGCGTCGTCGACACCGGCGGCACCGACACCCGCGACCAAGTCCTCGTCGGCCAGCAGATCACCCTCGAGTGCTTCGGCCGCACCCTGACCGAGTCCGCCCTGCTGATGCGCATCTCCACGGCGCTGATCCGCTCGCTCGTCGGCGAGGAGCACCTGCCCGGCATCGTCGTCTACCGCGTCGGCTCGCTCGGCGGAGGGGCGAACAGCGCCGACCCCGTCACCAAGCGCAACCGCTACACGCGCACCCTCGTCGTCGACACCCGCCTCACCGCGCTCTGACGACCCCTCGCTCCGTCCCCGCCGGGGACGGCCTCCGTCGCGCGCGCCGCGGCCACTCCACCACGCCTGAAAGGGGCTGCCCGCATGGGTGTCAACAACAAGAACGTCTTCGTCGGTGCGCCCGATCAGAAGGCCACCGGTGCCATTCTCACCGGTCCCGAGCTCGAGGACGTCCCCGAGGACATCGACGACGTCACGCTCACCGGGCTCGGCGACTCCGGCTACGTCAACGAGGACGGCGTGACCATCACGCCCTCCGACTCGACCGAGACGATCAAGGACTGGTCCGGCGCCGAGATCCGCCGCATCCTCTCCGAGTTCACCGGCGAGATCGCGTGGACCCACCTCGAGCTCAACGCCGAGTCCGCGCGCAACTACTTCGGCGAGGACCACGTCGACGTGAAGGCCGCGACCACGACCAAGGGCACGCGCATGCGCGCCTCGCTCGGCAAGAACGAGCTGCCGATCAAGGCCTGGTACTTCAAGGTCAAGGACGGCGACCGCCGCGTCCTCATCGTCGCCCCGCGCGCGCAGGTCGTCTCCCGCGGCGAGATCCCCCTCACCGCGACCGGCGCGATCACGCTGCCCGTCACCCTCGCGACCTACCCGGACGCCGACGGCCAGAACATCTACATCTTCACCGACGACGGCGTCTTCTCCGCCTGATCGACCACCGGGCGGGGGCGCCCCAGGAACCCGCCCCCGCCCGGTCCTCACCCGGCTCCTGGACCCACGAGAGGTTCCTGATGATGGAGAAGTTCCACTACACCCTGGCCGACGGCTTCGAGCTCGTCGTCCCCCGCTTCGAGAACATCCCGATCGGAGCGCTCCGCGCCGCTCGGAAGCTGCAGCCCCTCGACCAGGTCTTCACCCTGCTCGAGGGCGTCCTCACCGAGGAGCAGCTCGAGCACCTCGACGTGCTCGACCGCAACGGCTTCAACGACTTCATGCGCGCCTGGAAGGGCGGCTCGGAGATCGACCTGGGGGAATCCTCGGCCTCTTCGATCTCCTAACCGGAGAGCACGCGGAGGCCATCCGCACCGACCTCGTCCTCGCCGGCTTCCACCTCCACGACGTCGGCACCGAGCGCCTCAGCTGGTACGAGCTGCGCCTGCTCATCCGCCGCTGGGAGCAGCGGCCGGAGTCGTCGACGTCGGAGTCCGTGCACGGCCTGCGCTGGGGCATCAGCGAGCAGCTGCTCGCGATGGTCGCCGACTCGATCGCGCAGGGCAACTGGCAGCGCGCCGGCAAGAAGTCCGCGCCGCGGCCCAAGCCGATCCCCCGCCCCTGGGAGAAGAAGCGCACCCAGACCCTCGGCCGTGACGCGATCCCCGTCGCCGAGTTCGACGGCTGGTGGGACGCGCAGGTCAAGACACCGCCCGCGCCCCCACCCGGGAGACCGCGCGACTCCCGCGGCCGCTTCATCTCCCGTCGCTGAGCTGCTCAGGACGACGCGTCGTCCGCGGCCGCGAGCGACGCGTCTCGCGGCCGCGCACCGCGACGCATCACGAGCACCTGGTGAACGCGACGCGTCCACCAACCCTCGACGCGCGCGAGCCGTCCCCACCCCGCGCACGACGAGAGGTAGGTCCGCATGCCCGAAGGCAACGAGGTCGTCACTGGCTACATGCGCCTCGTGCCCACGCTCGAGGGCATCCAGGACGAGATCGCGAAGCAGTTCGGAGGCGCCGCCGACGTCGCCGCCGGCGAGGGCGACAAGGCCGGCGGCCGCTTCGGCGGCGGCATGGTCAAGGCCCTCGCCGGCGCCGGCATCGTCACCGGCGTCGTCGGCGCCTTCAAGGGCCTCTACGAGATCGGGTCGACCTTCGACGAGATCACCGACACGATCCGCGTCGGCACCGGCGCTCAGGGCGCCGAGCTCGAGGGCCTCGCCGAGGTCGCCAAGAACGTCGGCACCTCGATCCCCACCGACTTCGCCGCCGCCGGCCAGACCGTCTCCGACCTCAACCAGCGCCTCGGCCTCTCCGGCGACACCCTCGAGACCGTCTCCTCCCAGTACCTCGAGGCGGGCCGCATCCTCGGCCAGGCCGTCGACGTGCAGACCACCTCCGCCGCGTTCACCGCGTTCGGCATCGAGGGCGAGGCCGTCGAGGGCGCGATGGACAGCCTGTTCCGCACCTCGCAGGCCACCGGCGTCGGCATGAACGAGCTCGCGTCCGGCGTCCAGACCGTCGCCCCCGCGCTGCAGACCCTCGGCTTCGGCTTCGACGAGTCCGTCAACCTGATGGGCACGCTCGACAAGGCGGGCCTGAACTCGACCGCGATCCTCGGCTCGATGTCCAAGGGCATGATCAACCTCGCGAAGGACGGCGAGGAACCGCAGGCCGCGTTCCAGCGCGTCACCGGCGAGATCCAGGGCTTCGTCGACGCGGGCGACACCGCCTCCGCGCTGAACCTCGCGTCCGAGGTCTTCGGCACGAAGGGCGCCTCGCAGTTCGTCGGCGCGCTACAGGACGGCGTCCTCAACATGGACGACCTGATGGCCGCCACCGGCGACACCGGCGACACGATCCTCGGCGTCGGCGAAGAGACCATGGACTTCGCCGAGCGCTGGCAGATCACGATGAACAAGGCGATGGAGGCCTTCGAGCCGATCGCGACCGCGGTCTTCACGGCCCTCGGCGACGGCCTCACCGCCGCCATGCCCCTGCTCAACGACCTCGGCACCTGGGTCGGCGAGAACACCGAGTCCGTCGGCGTCATCGCCGGCGTCATCGGCGTCGGCCTCGTCGCCGCGTTCATCGCCTGGACCGCCTCCATCTGGGCGTCGACGATCGCGCTGCTCGCCAACCCGATCACCTGGATCGTCGTCGGCATCATCGCGCTCATCGCCGCGATCGTCCTCCTCGTCCTCAACTGGGACACCGTCGTCGCGACGATCACCGACATCTGGGGCGGCTTCATCGGCTGGATCACCGACGGCCTGAACGCCTTCGGCGCCTGGTGGTCGGAGATGTGGGGCGGGCTCGGAAACTGGATCGTCGAGATCTGGACCGGCTTCACCACCTGGGTCTCCGAGGTGTTCGCCAACTTCCTCCTCGGCCTGCAGGTCGTCGGCGCGATGATCGCCGCCTGGTGGAACGGACTGTGGACCGGGATCGGCGACTTCCTCGCCGGCATCTGGAACTGGATCGTCGGCGCCGTCACCGCCTACATCAACCTCGTCCTCGGCGTCTTTACCTTCGTCGGCGGCCTCATCGCCGCCGCCTGGAACGGCCTGTGGAACGGGATCGTCTCCTTCTTCACCGACTCCTGGAACAACATCCAGGGCGTGCTCGACATCATCGGCGAGGCCTTCGGCAACGTCTTCGGCACCATCGGCGACGTCATCCGCGGCGCCTTCGACGGGGTCGTCTCCTACGTGAAGCAGATGCTGAACACGATCATCCAGGTCATCAACGGGATGATCGAGGGCATCAACGGGGTCACCTCCGTCGTCGGCGACGCCATCGGGATCTCGCTCTCGATCCCCAGCATCCCGATGCTCGCGAAGGGCGGCACGATCACCGGCTCCGGCTCGGTCATCGTCGGAGAGCGCGGCCCCGAGCTGCTCACCCTCCCCCGCGGCGCGACCGTCGACCCCGACATCGGCAACGCGCGCGGCGACGGCCCCCTCGCCGTTGTCAACGTCGAGACCAGCCCCGGCATGTCCGAAGAGACCGTCGGCACGATCGCCGCGAATGCGATCAACTACGAGCTGCGAGGAGCGTGATGCGCGCACCGAAGCTCACCATCAACGTCGGCGCCGTGACCTTCCACGGTCGCGGCGCCGACCTTCCGGAGGACGGCGGCTTCCTCATCGACCAGTCCGGCTTCACCGGCTGGGACGACGGCGTCGACGTCCGCCGAGACGAGACGGCCCGCCCGGAGGGGCACGGCTCCTTCGATGCCATCGGGCGTCTCGGCCCACGCACGGTCGCCCTCGCCGGCACCGCGCAGGCGCCCAGCCCGGAGGAGCTCGACGCACTCAAGCACCGCCTCACCGGCCTCCTCGCGGACGGAGACGACGCGCGCATTCAGGTGAAGCGCGACGGCGAGACGCTCTGGGGCCGGTGCCGCCTGGCGGCACGCACCCGTTTCACCGTTCGCGGTGCCAGCGGCGCCCGATTCGCGGACTGGCAGCTGCAGCTCTGGATGCCCGACCCGCGCAAGTACGGAGCGACCGAGACCTTCGAGCAGCGTCCGGCGTCCCACCGCGGCAACTTCCCCGCCCGGCCGCTGCACCGCATCCAAGGGCTCCTCCCGAACGGGTACACGATCTTCGGCCCGACGGGCGAGTACACGGTCATCCGCGCCCTCGACGCCGGCCACGAGCACACGATCGACATGCGCGACGGCTTCCTCCGCGTCGACGGGGTCGTCGACCTCGGCGGCGTGCGACGCGGCGACGTCTGGACCGTGCGCCCCGGCGATCAGGTCGAGTTCACCGCGACCGACCTCGCCGTGCTCAAGACCGAGGTCACCGACACCTACATCTGAGGAGGCCTGGATGGCTTGGCGGCACTTCATCTGCGACGGTCACTCCGGCCGCTACCTCGCCGAGGTCACCGAAGAGGTCTCCGCGTCCTCGTTCAACCGGGTCATCAACGGGGTCTCCACAGGGACGCACTCCTTCACGATCAAGCCGGACTCCGACGTGCCCTGGCGGGCGCTCGTGCTGCCGCTCTGGGACCGCATCTTCGTCTCCTCCTGGGAGGGGACGGTGAAGTACGCCGGCTACATCCACACCATCGACCCGTGGGTGCGCACGTCGAAGACGTTCACGATCCGCACCTCGTGCGTGCGCGACTTCCTCAAGAACCGCTTCCTCTACCCCGTCGACGAGGGCAACTACCGCGCCGGCACCCTTGAGGTGAAGGACCGCAGCTTCGCCGGCGCCGCCCGCGCGCTGCTCGCCGCGGCCACCTCCGGGCGCACCGCGAACTGGAACCTGCCCCTCGTGCTCCCCGAGGACGGCCCTGGCGTCGTCTCCCGCACCTGGTGGTACTACGAGGGGTGGACCGCGGAACGCGCGCTCACAGAGCTGCAGAGCACCAGCGACGGCCCCGACATCGACTTCGAGCCGCGCTGGACCGTCTACGACCAGGCCGGCGCGTCCAACGTCGAGTGGGTCGTCCGCTGCGGCACGCCGACCCTCCCCTCGAGCGCCCTCGACTTCAACCTCGACGCGCCGAACGTGCCCCTCACCGACGTCGTCTACCGCCTCAACGCACAGCAGCTGCGCACCGGCTCGGTCGCCTTCGGGAAGGGCTCCGAGGCCGACAAACGAGTCGCCTTCGCGAACAGCCTCCCGGGCAGGACGTCGATGATCCGCGACCGCTCCGAGTCCTACCCCGAGATCGACGACGTCGACCACCTCCGCGGGCACGCGATGTCCGACCTGCGCTGGCAGCGCGAGCCGACCGAGCAGTGGCAGTACACCGCCCGCGGCGAGTACGAGCTCGACGTCCGCGACGAGCCCTCCGGCGTCCGCATCAAGAACACCCTCCTCGAGTCGATCCGCATCGGGAGCGTGATCCGCGTCTACACCGGCGGCGACCACCTCATCGCCCGCGGCTGGTACCCGCAGTACGTCATCGGCTACTCCTGCGACCTCACCTCCGCAGTGCCCCTGTCCGTCCAGCCATGGAGGCCCTGATGCAGTACGACGACCTCGACAAGTCCGAACTGCTGCGCCGCCTCGAGAAGCTCGAGCGCCTCGTCACCCAGGCGCCGATCGGCTTCTCCTCCGTCACCAACGGCGCCCTGCGCATCCTCTCCGACGAGGGCCTCATCGTCGGAGAAGCCGAGGGCGAGAACGCCGGCAAGGGCTCCCAGAAGGTCTACGGAACCATCGAGGTCACCGGCACCCTGCGCGGCGACGGCTCGATCGACTGGGAGGGCCCTGTCCAGCTCAAGGGCCAGGTCGACGTCACCGGACGCATGCGCGTGCAAGGCGGCGGCCGCGTCGTCGCCTCGGACGCCGGCGACAACGGCCACTCGATGCAGCTCTACTACCAGGACGGCGTCGGCAAGGTCTTCGCGTTCGGCGTCCCGATGGAGATCCGCGCCTGGTCAAGCGTCATCCAGCTCAACGAGCGCGGCCTGATCATCAGCGGCGGCGGCGGCGTCATCGGGATGAGCGAAGACAGCATCGAGATCGTCGGACCCGACGGCAGCGCCGGCGCGTGGATCGAGCTCAAGGGCGGCGACGTCTTCGTCCACAACCTGCCGGACAGCTGATGCCCACCGCCGACTGGCGCGCCTTCTACAACCCGGCCCGCTTTACGACCCCCTTCGGCGAGCCGGGCCCGTTCTACACCCCCGGCATCGGACACCGCGGACTCGACATCAGCGCCTCCGGTCGCCAGGCGATCCCCGTCTGGGCACCCGGCGTCGTCTACATCGTCAGCAGCACCGGCGGCCTCGGCCCCGTCGTCGGCATCCGCATCGACGGCTCCGACAAGCGCGCCGCCTGGGCCCACCTGTGGGGCATCACCGTCGCCGTCGGGCAGCACCTCGAGCCCGGCGACGTCGTCGGCTACGCCGCCACCGCCGCCGACTTCCACGGCTCCGCCTGGTCCGGGCCCCACTCCCACACCACCTACGGCTTCAACGACTCCATCTGGCAGGGCGGCTCACCCGGCATCCAGGACCCGGACCCCGCCATCCGCGCAGCGCTCGCGGGCGACTGGCCCGACACCGGCGACGGCGGCGGCGGCGACCCACCCACGGAGAACCCCAACGACCCCGGCGACCCGGGCGGCGGGAACCTCACCGTCGGCGCAGACGGCCGCTTCACCCGCAGCGTCAACGGCGCCGGGAACGTCGGCCTCGGCGCCGACGGCCGCCTCACCCGCACCGACCGCGGCTCGGGCGACCTGCAGATCAATCCCACCGGGCGCCTCTTCCGAGCCGCCTGACACGAGAGGAGCTCGCGATGAGCGACACCACCCCCGAGCCCGACACCACCGAGCCCGCGCAGCCGAACGGGGGGAAGTAGATGCCCACCCGCCAGCACATCATCGCTGTCGCGCCGAGCTTCCTCAACGCCCGCCGCAACTGGTCCGGGAAGTGCGAGGCCGCCGCCTGGAACCTCACCAACGTTCTGACACCCGGCTACGTCCGCAGCTTCCCCCACGCGACCTCCGCACGGAAGGCGTCCCGCATCCAGGGCCCCGGCCTCGGCCCCGGCGGCAACTGGGTCTGGATGTCAGGCGTCTGGGGCACCGAGGACGGCCACCGCGTCGACTGGGGGCACGTCGCCTACCACGTCGGCGGCGGGCTGCTCTTCATGGCCTCGAGCAGCGTCACCGACCGGATCCCCGGCATGACCGCCCTCGGCTTCATCGACGGGCAGGCGTACCTCCGCCGCTTCCCGGGCCAGAAGCTCGAGGGCTGGTCCTACGACCACGGCGGCTCGATCATCCCCGGCGACGGCCCGATCGTCGTCCCGCCGCCCGCGCCCGCCACGCCACCCACCACCCCGCCGGCCCCGCCGGCACCGATCGACGAGAACGAGGACACCATGCGACAGTTCCTGCGGGAGAAGACCGGCCGCACCCACTTCATCGGCAAGCAGTTCGTGAAGGGCTGCGCCGACGACAAGACCAGGGGCATCGGCGTCTACGCGCTCGACGAGCCCGTCCGCAGCCTGAACGAAGACGACTTCGAGCGCGTCCTCAACATGCACGGCATCCCGGTCGAGGAGTTCCTCAAGACGGACGCCGACCCCCGCCTCGGCTGGTCGACCGAGCGGGGCCAGTTTCGCGAGGTCGAGTTCGGCGCGCTCGAGCGCTCCTGGATCGCCTGAGCGTGGACCGCTACCCGATCCCCGACGAGAAGCGTCGGCGCCTCGAGTCGTTCATCCGGATCATCGACATGGTCATCTACCTCGCGATCGTCGCGGGCGGCGTCTACGCGCTGTTCTTCACCCCGACGACCGTGCAGGTCGAGCTCGCGGGCTGGGAGTGGCTGATCGGCGTCTGGTCCCTGCTGCTGCTCATCGGCGGTGGGGTGGGCTTCATCGGCCGGCTCACTCGCTACTGGGTGCTGGAAGTTCCCGCGGCTCCCGCGGCGGTGTTCGGGATTCTGATCTACCTCGTGATTCTCGGCCGCACCGCGTTCACGTCCATCACCGCGGCCGTCGCGACGACCCTCGTGTTCGTGGCGATGCTCGTGATGATCCGCCGCTACGTCGAGCTGCAGATCTTCGCTTCCGACCCGACGCACCTCGACTTCCAGTCGCGCGTGGCCGAGGCGCTGCGGAGGCGAACGCAGAACGTCGCACCGCGCACCGAGTAGGGGGAGCGCAGTGCACACAGCAGCACCCGTAGTCGAGAGCGTCAACATCGTCGCCCTGATCGTCGCCGTCATCGGTGCCGGCGGCATCGGCGTCTTCTTCCGCGAGCTCGTGTCCATCATCACCCTCATCAAGACCGGCGTCTCCGCGAAGGAGTCGAAGCGGAAGAACGACCTCGTCGCGCAGCGCGACCGAGAGTACGAGCGCGCGGAAGCCGAGGCGCGCAACCGCCGCCGCCTGGAAGAGCACGCGACCGCCATGCGGCGCGAGCTCATCCTCCGCGGCGTCGACCCCGATGACATCGAGCGCTGGCCGCGCCTCGAATCCGTCCTCCCCGGCAGCGGGATCTCCGCGCCCACCACCCCACTCAAGGAGTAGCCATGTTCACCCTCGCCTTCTGGATCGCCGCCTCCGAGCGCGCCCTCAAGTCCGGCGCCCAGTTCGTCGTCGTCACCATCACCACCGGCCTCATCGCCGGCACCGTCGACAACGCCGACGCCCAGGTCATCAACGCCTTCGCCCTCGACTACCCGACCCTCCTCGGCGTCTTCGGCGGCGGCATCCTCATCAGCTACCTCACCTCCGTCGTCTCCGCACCCATCAGCGGACACGGACCCTCGCTCACCTCCGTCGAGACCGTCGACGACGGCCCCGACCACCTCGCCAAGTAGTCCCACCCCGCTCGAGCTCCACCCGGCCCCCGCCACTCCCGGCCGGGGCCTTCGCACGCCCGGCAGACGGGCGCCTGACGCCCTCTGAGGAGCATTTCCATGCCCGGACCCACCCCGGCCAAGTACGGCCCCGCTGTCGACCTCTGGCCCGAGCGCACGCCAACCCGTGCCGAGGCTCTCACCTTCCCCGCCTCGCGTCAGAAGACCGTCGCATTCACCCCGACCGCGGTCGTCGACGCGCTCAAGAGCTTCACCGACGCCGAGTGGGACGCCGGCGTCGTCGTCTGGATGCTCCCCGGCACCGCTGCGCCCGACGGCGCCGGCGCGGGCTCGGACATCTGGATCGACTACGGGCGCACCGGCCGCAAGCGCCGCGCGCTCGTCATCAGCAGGGACGAGTGGGGCTCCTGCACCTTCTCGAAGTCCGTGCGCATCCGGATGCCTGGCGTCGCCTTCGGCGGCATCGAGTTCAACGCGACCAACTACGCGCTGGGCGTGAACCGCGGCATCCTCCTCTCGGACATGACCGAGGGCGCCATCTTCAACATGGGCGAGCTCTGGTACTGGGGCATCCAGTCCAGCGACAACAAGCCGACCTCGGGCGTCGAGCTCTGCAACCTGTCCATCCCGGACTCGACGCTCAAGCGGTACGTCAACAACAACATGGACGTCGCCGCGATCCGCTCCGGCGCGAACGCCAGCATCTCCGGAATCCTGATGAAGGGCCTTCACGTCGCCCCGGCGTTCCACGAGACGCCGAAGACGGAGGAGCAGCGCAAGAAGCCCTCGCACACCGACTCCTGCCAGGTGTCGGGCAACTCGCTGATGTCCAACTTCAAGTGGGTCCGCTCGATCATCTACGGCTCCACGAACGCCGCGATCCAGTCAACCGGAGCGCTCACCGGATACCACTTCGAGGACGTCCTCGTCGTCGGCACCCGGGCGACGAACATCGTCTACCCGCTGCCCGAGGACGCCGTCGGCTGGACCCTGGACGGGTCCGGGCGGGTGAACCCGAACGCCCTGAACGGCGGACCCACCGGCTGCACCGCGACCCGCCTCGTCGTGATCGGGACGGTCGGATCGTTCGACTTCCTCTGGCAGAAGGACTCCGTCCTGTCGGAGGCGCCGCAGTCCTCGCAGCAGCCGTCCAGCGGCGCCCAGTGGGGCGTCGACAACACGCTGCAGAACAAGCCGAAGTCGTGGTTCCTCGCCCAGGCTCCCGAGCAGACTCGCGAGTACCTCAAGGCCGTCTACGACAACGCCGAGATCCAGGCGCCGACGAACCGGGCGCCGCTCGACTTCACCCTCGCGCAGCCCACGGTCACCACCTTCTCGGCCACCCTCACGTGGGAGGCATCCTCCGATCCCGAGGGGTCGATCGTCAAGTACGACGTCGAGCGCACGCCCGGGGGCAGGGTAGGGAAGGCGCTCCTGGCGACCACGTTCCGCGACTCATCCGTCGAGAACGGCAACCAGTACATCTACCAGGTGTTCGCGGTCGACTCGGATGGGGTGCGGACCGGGTCTAATTCGCGCAGCGTCACGATCGGCTCGGAGACCCCGAGCGGAGAGCTGCCCGCTCCCGTGCTCACGCTCGGATCGATCACCCCCACCTCGGCGAAGATCTCCTGGACCGCCTCCGCCGGCGCCGAAGGCTACGACGTGATGTCGGGTCCGACGGTGGTCCGCAAGGTCAGCCCGACGGTGCGTGCCTACGAGCTCACCGGCCTCACGCCCGGCGAGGAGTACAGCGTCTACGTGGTCGCCTGGTCCTCGACCGCCGGCCGGAAGTCGTCGAACATCATCACCGAGGAGACGCCACTCAAGGCGGACCCGAGCCCGACCATCAAGGGCACGGTCGACGTGTGGGGCATGCTCACCGACTTCCGTCTCGTCTCGCTCGCCGGTCGCCAGGTCCGGCTTCGGTTCGCTCCCTCGGGCCCCGGCGTCGACGAGGGGCGCCTGTTCTCGAAGGTGCCCATCGAGGCAGTCGTCGCGGCAGACGGGGCGTTCAAGACGGCCCTCTACCCGACCATGACCGTCTCGCCGGAGGTCTGGTACACGCCCGAGATCAGCTACCTCGAGGCCGGTCAGGCGTCCCCGTACGAGCGGCTCCCGTGGAAGCTGCGCGTCCCCCGCACTGGCGGCCGGATCGGCGACCTGCTCCTCGCGCCGGCGCCGCCTGGCGTGATCGCTGTCGGGCTCGGCGAGCCGGACAAGATCTACCCCGCCTACATCGACCTCCTGACGGCGACCTACTACAAGAACGGAGTCCGCCAGTGAAAGCAGAGATGGTCCCCGTCGGCGAGATCAAGGTCATGGGCGACGTGAGCGCCTCGATCCTGATCGGGACCGAGGGCACTCGCACGCAGCGCGCGATCGACGATCGCGTCCTGCCGATCGCCGAGCAGGTGGTCTCCGGGAACCCGCAGGTCGTCGATGCCGCTGCGGCACGAGTCGGGGCCCTCAAGGCCTCCGAGCTCGAGCTCGTGCAGGGGAAGGGACTCGTCAGCGACACCTCGACGGCAGACGTGTCCTGGACCTTCCGCGAACCGCAGGCGGCACTCCCGCGGTACGTCACGCCGACCGTCGTGCAGACGAGCACGAAGGACACGCCCGTCGAAGTGAAGATGCCCGTCGTCGACCCGGAAACCGGGAAGCTCGACGAGTCGCTCCTGCCCGAGGGGCTCGCTCCCGACGACACCGGGATCTCGCTCATCCTCGCTACGCCGAACTCGAAGTCTGCCCGGCTGCTCGTGCAGCAGTTCGGCGGCCGGCTCGTCTTCACCGACCCGCAGGTCGGCGGCGTCGGAGACGGCGTGACCGACAACACGGCGGCTTTCAACCGGGCGATGGTCCTGATCGGCGCGACCGGCGGAGAGGTCTTCTTCCCGCCGGGCGTCTACCGCATCGACGGCACCACTCTGCCCGTCCCGGGCGGCGTGACGCTGCGCGGCACGGGCATCCCGTACGCGGACCCGACAGACGCCATCGTGCGCTGCTCGGTCATCCGCGCCGGCGCCGCCATGACGCGGCTGATCGAGCTCGGCGCGGACCCGACGTCCTCGCTCGCGACGAACACGTCGGCGTCGATGGTCGACCTGTTCGTCGACGGCCGCGACCTCGCCGACTACACCGTCCTCACCTCGGGGCGCCGGTGGATGATCGACCACTGCCTCATCTACTGGGGCCGGCTGATCGGTCTCGAGGTGGAGGGGCAGAACGGCTCCTTCCACGGCTTCTCCACCGTCGCGCAGAACAACACCGGCTCGTGTATCCGCGTCACGCACGAGCCCGACAACAAGTTCTCGCACGGCCAGCTCCGCCAGCCCGGCCCCGACGGAGCCTGCATGATGATCCAGCCCATCGGATCGTCGACGCTCGGCACCGGCAACATCCTCGTCGGCGACCTGCACATGTGGACCGGGCAGAACGGCGTCCCCACCCCGGGCTCGCTGATCACGCTCAAGCTCGACTCGTCGAAGACGATCGGCGGCGTCCACATCATCCGCAACCAGCTCGAGGGCGTCATCGGCGACCAGATCGTCATCATCGCCGACGGCACCTCGACCGCGCGGAACATCCTCATCGAGGCGAACAACGTCTTCCAGAACAGCGCGATCGTCGACAACGCGCGCAGCTTCCTCGCGATGAGCGGTACCGGCAAGATCCTCGACCTGTCCGTCGTCGGGAACATGCTCTACGGCCCGTCGACGACGAAGCGGTGGCGGTCGATCATCCACGACGCCGGCACCGGCGAACGCTCGCGGATGCTCCTCGCGAACAATGTGGGCCGCCGGGTCACCACGCCGTGGACGAAGGCGGTCGGGTCGGCCTGGTCCGGCCCCGAGCCCGGCATCAACGTCGGGATCGGCGCGGACGGGAACGAGTGGCGCACCCGCGTCGCCGACCGCACCACCCTCACCGGCGCAGATGGCAGCAAGGTCGTCTTCACCGTCGCATCCGGGCTGCCGTTCAAGACTGCGCGCGCGATCAACCTGACCGCGATGTCGTCGGCCGCGGCGCGACCGCACTTCGTCGACCTCGCCGACGGGACGCTCACCATCACCTTCGATGCGGCGCCCGCCGCCGGCGCGGACCTCCGCGTCGCCTACGACCTCTGGCAGTGAAAGGACACCACCAATGGCGCTCACCTACGAGGGCAAGGTCGGCGACGACCTCATCGCGATCCTCACTGAGATCAAGACCGAGTTCAATCGCATCGCCGACGGCACCGGATGGCGGGACATCTCGACCCTCCTCGGGAACGGCTGGACCCTGGACGCGAACGGCTTCATCCGCCTCGTGCGCCGCGGCCGCCGCGCGACCATCGTCTTCGCGGGGCTGAACGGCTCCGCGGCGACCGGATCGACCATCATCCCCACAGCGTCGCTCGCCGGCTTCCGGCCCGCGGTCGACGCGCGAGTCACCCTGTGGAGCTCGGCGACGCCCTACCTCGGCTTCGTCTCCGCATCCTCGGGCGGCGGCGGCCTGACCAGCGCGGCCCGAGTCGCGCACGGATCGCAGCAGCAGGAGATCTCGTGGGAGGTCAACCCGGCCCAGACGTGGCCGACAGTCCTCCCCGGCTCCGCCGTCGCCTGACCCGCCGCACTACGCACGAATGCCCCCTCGCTACTCCTTCGGGAGCGGCGAGGGGGCGCTTCGTCGTTGGCTCAGATCCAGGTGATGTCGGCGTCGGTGTCGGCGAGCCAGGTGTCGACGTACTTGTGCAGCTTCCCGATCTTGTTGTCGCGGACCTTCACGGGCCGGCCGAGCTGCAGCGCGATGAGCATGCCGTGGAGGCGGTCGGTGACGACGGTCTCGCCCTGGGCGAGGAGCGCGAGCCCGGTCGCCAGTCGGCGGCGTGATCGGGGCTCCCAGAGCCCGTTGGCGGTGGGGATCGCGGAGCGGAGGAACGGCAGCTCCTTCGTCCGGTGGGTGAGCCATGCGCTCGCGCGGGTGACGGGCTGGTCCTTCGGCCAGTCGATGCCCTCGCCGAGGCCGCCGGCGGACTCGGGGTCGCGGCGGATGAGCCGGACCTCCTTCTGCGTCGGCTCGGGTGCGGGCACGCGGCCGAGCATGTGCACCGCGTCGGGCGAGAGGACGAGCCCCTCGACATCGTCCTTGAGGTCGTCGTAGGAGGCGTGGTCGCGGACCGCGATGCGCAGCTGCTTCCGCGGTGCCATGCGGCGGAGGAACTCGTCGCGATCTGCCGGGGATGCCCAGTGGATCGACTGGGGGCCCTGGATGAGGAGGGTCTCGGCGGGCAGGCGCTCGGCGAGGCTGTAGCGGTGCTCGCTGTGCTCCTTGTAGAGGCCGCCGAAGTTGCCGCCGCCGTTGATGTAGACGGGGTCGGTGGCGGAGTAGAGCCGCGGCGGCATCGTGTGGAAGGACGACGTCGAGAGGATGTCGAGCTTCCGCCAGTGCCAGTAGCGGTACTGGCCCTGCGCGATGGCGGAGTCGCCGATGTTCGCGTAGTCGGGGAAGTCGGTGAAGTGCAGGCGCGAGGTGTCGCCGTGGAGCAGGTGCAGGGCGTCCTTGGTGCGCTCGAGCATCGTCGGGGCGTAGTCCATCGTCATCCGTTCTCTGGGTGGTCCGCTCAGCCTAGAGCGGTGGACGTGGCGCGCGATTCGCTGATTGCAGCGGCTGAATATCAAGGTCTGCTGTGGTTGGCAAGCCTGTGGAGGACGCCGGGGAACCGTTGCGAGGCTGGGAGCATGAGAAAGCTGCACTACTCCAGCGGGCACATACTGGTCGGCGACCTTACCTGTAAGGCGGTCCTGCGTTATGCGCGGGCCCTCGCAGACGTCGGGAAGTCGGACGTCATCCAGATCCCCGTCCTGACCGAGGGCGGCGGTCGGGCCGACGCGCACCTCCTGATCGGACCGGCAAGTCAGCTCTGGTCCGTGCCGGTCGACAGCAGCGAGGTCGAGGAGCCCGATGACGCCGAGGCTATCGCCCACATCGAGCGCGAGACCCGTCGCATGCAGCCGGCCCGGCCGTCCTGGAACGATGAGATGACCGACGTGCCGCCGCTCGACTTCCTCGAGTACGCGGACGTCGCAGACCTCGAAGCGATGCAACGCGACGATCTCCCCCGAGGCTCGCGCTGAAAGAGCTAGCGGCGGCTATCGAGCGGTGGCGCTAAGACGCAATCCCCTATGCGCCTCCATCGGGACGCGGCACGGTTGAGACATGTCACGAGGTGGACCAGCGAGCCCCCTGCCCGGCCAACACATGCGCTTCGTGCGATACGTGAACACTCGGGACGGCTGGAGCCCAGAGATCCGTCGTGGAGAGATCGAGGAGCGCACTGCGCGCGGATGGGTCGTCCGCGTACTCGACGACTTGCAAGAGCTTCCAGAAGATGAGTGGTCGATCTATTACCCGTAGTGGCTCTACCCGAGAGCAGCGTCTGTCGGTGGTCACGTCCACTGTGGCCACATGTCGCACCACTGGACTCCGATGAGCATGGTTCGGCGGTCGGTACTCCCGAACGAGTGGTGGGTGGGCGACAAGCGCGAGCACCTCGGCTGGATCCGCCTCGTCGACTACCAGGGCCTCCCGACCTACGTCTGCGTCACTCGCCGCGACGAGTGGGTCGTCGGCGGCGGCGACACCCTGCGCGACGCCGCGGAGGCGTTCCTCGCGTGGAGCTGGACAGAGCGCTGATGTCGGTGGTCGGGCGGAGGATCTTCGGATGGGAATCGCCTTCGATCCGAACCATCCGCACCGCCCGCGCGGCTACGTCGACTCGTCCGTGCAGGCGTACCGCGACGCCGGCGAGGAAGCGCCGTGGCTGCTCGCATGGAAGAACGGGCGGGTGATGATCGACCCGGAGACTGGCCGCTACCGCTACGACGCCGAGGTCGCAGCGGAGGCCGACCGCCGCGGCCGCGGAGGCCGGCGCGCGTGAGCGACCTCGACGTCCTCGAGTTCGCGCGCGACTACGGCCTCGGCGCCGGCGACGAGGACGAGATCCGTCGAGCGTTCGGCAGCCCGGCACGCTGCTACCAGCGCCTCGCCCGAGTGCTCGAGGACCCCGCGGCGCTCGCCGCCGAGCCGATGCTCGTGTACCGGCTGCGGCGCCTCCGGGACGCCCGGTCGAGCGCTCGTGCCGCGCGGCGTCTGCCGCGCTCTGCTCCATGTCTGCTCCACGAGCGCCGCGTGGCGCCACCGGCCCATTCCGAGAAACAGCCGCTGTCCAGCGGATTACTTGAGTAG